CTCCTTGAGTAGGACGATCACCAGTTTGGAATTTTGTCTTTATTGCTGCGATTGTTGACTTTGCCATGGTTATATTATAACCTCCATTTTTTAAAATATCAAAGTATATAGTTATTCAAACCGACCACTGCAATACCAATTGGAGCGGGATTTGAAGCGCTATAGGCATTGATTCCTATATTTGTAAACTTTACCCTAAAGGGTAAAACCTCATTTATTTTTACTGATCTTGTATCACTTGCTACATTTATAATTGCATAAGATACTGCGTTGATTGCTTTTAGTTTATTAGTTTTTTTACTTGATATTTTTGATGATGCCATTAATCAGTTACATCTTCAATGACTACCATTTTCCCTTGAGCGACAGTCCAAACATACGCATCATTTGAAAGTTGTATATCGAAGATATCTCCTGTTTGGAGCATTACTGATTCTGAAGACAAAAGAGAGACTGTGAATTCTCCAATTAAGTCGTCAGCATCTGCTAATGGTGTTAAAGAAATTATTGTTGTTGCGGAGTCTGTAAATGTTCCTGCGGGGGTTGGTCTTTTAATTTTCATATTAATATCCCAGTCAGCAATTACTAAAGGTTGTTTTGCATCGTCTGTTACATAAACACGAAAAGAGGCAGTATCTCCTTTTACAATAGTCCAGTTTACAAGTGGTGGTTTATTACCTATGTCATATGATGAAGCGGATCCACGTAAAGTTGCCATAGGTTTATTATATCACGACAAGCCGTCTTTAAGTGCTTTCCAAGTGCCGTTGCCTTTTGCCTGAACAATTAAAATTCCTGATACCCCTGTTGCAGCGACTACACCAACTGCAGTTGCATTTCCAGTTACTGGCCTTGTTCCTGTTAATCCACCAGTTGATCCAATATATACTGGATTGCCATTTGTAAAACTTCCTGTACTTAAATTAATATTTTCCATAACACCAGCAACAACTACAATTCCTTCAGAGTTATTCGCAAGTGGTTGTTTTAAAAGTCCTAAAATTGGACCCACTGTTGACTGGGTTGCAAATGATATTTCTGGTTTGGTTGAATATCCAGTTATATATACTGGAGTTCCTGCAGTCAGAGATTGTCCACTTTTATTAATAACACTAATCTGAAATGCAGATATTCCTAATGGTGGAAGAATTTCGTTTAATTTTGTTACAAGCCCCTTAATGTCTCCATGGACATTTACTGGGTCTTCTGCTTCTGGGAAGGGTAAATTGAACGGGCTTCCTGAGTTTCCTGTTGCCATAATGATTCATTATACCACTTTTAAAATATAACGTTTCTTAACATTACGTTAAAACTTGACAAATTATAGAAAATTATGTTATACTTGGTAGTAACAACCCTGAAAAGGGTTTTTCGTTTCTAAGGAGGAACAGATGAATATATTACAAGATAAACAAAAACTCATCGGAATACTCACGATTATAGTGTTGGCAGCGCAAGGTCTTAATGGTGCTAATGCTAGTGAACGCAACAACTTAAGTACTAAAACCGTAGTTATTGAAGACCAAGCCTCGAAAGAGGTTTTTTTGATTTCTACAGAAGAAAAGTTAAAAAAGTTTGAAAACAAGGGTTCTCTAACCGATGGCGAACTCAAGGAACTTTTATACCTCGTTGGCTTTAGGGGCAACGATCTAAAGGAGGCTTGGGCAGTAGCCAAAAAAGAGTCTAATGGGCAACCTATCAGATTTAATGGAAACACCAATACTGGAGACAGTTCTTATGGTATGTTTCAGATTAATATGATTGGAATGCTTGGTCCTGATCGTAGAGAGAAGTTTAATCTTGTCTCTAATTCAGATCTTTTAAATCCCGTCATAAATGCACAAATTGCATTTCACATGTCAGACGGTGGAAAAGATTGGTCTTCTTGGAAGGGCATTACTCCAAGAACTAAAATGTGGATGAGTAAGTTTCCAGAATAAATAACAATATATAAGAATAGCCACTCTAAAAATGGGTGGCTATTTTTATTTATTTGCTCTAATGTGTGTGTACAAGTATTCTGGACCCTCAGTAAAATACCAGTGATCTGGCTCACAAAAGAAAAAGAAAGCATTGCAAACTAAGTTATTATCAGGATCTGGAAAGGCCTCTCTCCAGTGCTCTAGATCATTGCCATATGTCATTAATGCATCATTTTCTTCTAGCAAATATGGCTTTCCCTCTACCCAGATTTCCCAGGGAGTCTTCTGAAATACACAAAAATTTATATGATAAGTGCAAGCGTTATCATCTTTATGTTTCCATAACTTTGCCTCTTTGCCTTCGTAAACTGACATAAGGCACCAAGAAGGCTTAAGCGTTTCTGACTCAAAATGCTCTCTTGCAAACTCTGTTAGTAGTTCATGAAACTTATTTAATTCTTCAGTATTTGCCCATTGGTGTCTTCCAAATGATTCATCATAGTTTGGTTGGGTTGACCACATTTTCATAGCATACTGCTGTAGTTCTTTTAGTTCTTTTGGTGGAAGTATTGTTTTTATTATTTCAGATTCTTTAATATTCATTACCATTTCCCAATCGGACAGGACGCTTTCTCAAGTTTTGTTTTTACTTTCATAATACAGCCACACTTTTTACATTGTGTAGTTAGTTTTATAAGTTCTGGACATGCCTTGCAAATAGAAAGTCTTTCTTTTGCTTTTTCTTCATCAGCCCATTCTGTTGCAGGGTTTACTATGTCCCAAGGCCTTGTTTCTCCAAGATTTTTTTTCCATTTTTGATACGGAGATTCATTGTTTGTCACTATTTCTACTCCTCTAATAGTTTAAAAGTTATTTCTGGGCTACTACTAAGAGCAGCAATTCTCTGATCGTTATTAGATACTCCAATACAATATCCTATTCCTCCATAATAAACATTGTCAACCAAAAAGGCAATAGACTCACACCCCTCTACGCAAGGAGCCGTACAAGCAGGCTTGTGTTCTATTCCATCTGGGTGTACAAAAGATGAACCATTCCAGACGCTTTTTCTTGCTGGGAAATAATTTAAATGAGTTATATTTAAAACAGTTGGACTGTTTGAAAGAGCATAACATTTATCATTTTGTAAAGGATCTATAGAGGTTCCATCAGAATTTACATCAATAGATAAAAAATGTATGGAATCTCCATCAATATTTGCAAAAAATTCTTTTCTCATATCAATTATTATACCCTATCACTAGTCATTACATCCAATCACGGCTCCACAATTATCTGTAATTAAACAATATCCACCGTTACATTGAGCATCTGGGTATCCTACACAGAAGTTAGTTCCACTACACGATGGTGTAGGCGTTGGTGTTGGTGTTGGGTCTGGTGTAGGCGTTGGTGTAGGCGTTGGTGCTGTATAAGAACAGCATCTATATTGTTGATCAGTAGTTCCGTCTGAATAATAAACAGTGTCCATTCTTTCTCCACCTTCTGGGCAGTATGGATCTGATATACATGTTCCAGTTTCAGTACGCAATATTGTTCTTTGTGTAGGAGTTGGACCAGGGCCTGTAGGTGTAGGTGCAACGTATCCACATGCAACGCTATTAACCTCATGGTCTGACCAATCAGTAGGAACATCATACTGATAATCATATTCAGAAAATACACCATTGATAAACTTCGATCTTCTGGAATCTATTAGTGCTCTTACTTGTCTTGTAGTTCCAGAACACCTATATTCCTCAGTATCTTCATAAGCAACCCAATCGCTGTATGTTATGGTTGGCGTTGTTGGTGTTGGGTCAGGTGTGTAAGAGCAGCATACAGTGAGTTCAGTACTAGTTCCATCTGAATAGTAAACAGTATCTATCCTTTCTCCACCTCCTGGGCACTGTGGGAATGGCGTACATGTTCCAATTGTTCTACTTGTTTCTGTTTTTGGTGTAGGTGTTGGTACCCATGGTCTTCCATCACTGTCACAGCAAGTATCTCCGCATACAGAATCATAACTTGAAGTCATACCAGGCTTTGGACAGACTGGGGCTGAGCAAGCAACAGAAGGATACGCTCCTGTGTTGTTATACGAACAATCTTGTGCTGAGATTGTTCCAGTACATGCAAGATCAACATTGTCATATGCACTAGAACATGAAACGGTGCTACTTCCATAAACTAGAGTATAAGTTGAGCCATTAACACAACATCCTGTTGCATAGTATGCATAAGATGCAGGAGGTGTTGGAGTAGCGACAGCAGTTGTAAAGGTTGTACTATTTGATGCAGAATCACCAGTATAGTTTGCATTAGCGTACAGGGTAACTGTTACAGAGTAAGTTGTTCCAGCAGAAAACCCAGAGAGTAAAACAGGAGGACCGCCTGCAGAACTAGCGCTGTTACTGCTAGATCCGTTAGATGCAATTACAGTGTATGAACCCCATCCGCTTCCTCCCCAAGTAATATATGCTTGATTTTCAGTCCATGCTTGCCCTGGTCCTGCGCCGTATGCGATAACACCGCCAATATTTGGATAAGGAGTTGGGGTTGGTCCCACTGGAGTTGGGGTTGGTCCCACTGGAGTTGGGGTAGGCGTAGGGACTACAACATATGAATAATATTCAAAATCTATAGTTGACTCATACTGAAGAAGTGATCCTGTATCAACTCTTCCTTTAGCCTTACCATTGTTTGAAGAATTAGCACCACCGCTATTTCCTATAGATGTTTCATTACCTAATGCAAACCCAGCGCTTGTAATTGCTGTTCTGGCCTCATTGAGAGTCAATCCTTCTAGGTTTGGGATTATCCCCATACCTTTTGAAGAAGACCATAGACCAAAATTTAGCATTTGGAACCTACGCCGTCAAATCGCCAATAAGAATCCAGGTATTGGTATCTATCTTTGAAATTACTGCACCTGAGTATTGGGCTGCAATCTTTTTATTTGAATTTTTACTATTAAGAATAACTCCAACTGCTCCTGCAATACTAACATTACCAGAACCATTTCTAAGTATTTCAATTTTTTGACCAACAACAAATGGGGTTGTGCTGTGTGCTGGTATTGTAATAACTACATCAGTTAAAGATGTAACGGATATAGTTTTTCCAGAATCTGTT